TAAACGATTCACATCCGGTTCGTCCTTATACCGAGGATAAATTAAATTCGGATCGTAAAAACCCTTTGATTCGGCCAACTCAACCGGCCGACCTGGTAAACTTCCCATTATAAACGGTTCTTGTTTCATACTCCCATCTCTAAAATAACCGACTACCCAGCTGCCTTCGAGTAATCCGACCGCCGACTGCCCAATGCCGCTGATGCCACTGGCCGTGATCGGTAACATTACCGAACACCAAGGTAAATCGGCCGTGGGTAGTATATTGCGATCCGCTGAATGAGAACCTAATATACGCACACGCACTCGGCCGCTTCGAAGAGGATCGTTACGATCTTCGACTACGCCTACGAACCAGAGTAGGCCGTTTAATCCCATAAAGTTTTCGTTATACATGATTTTCTCTCGTTAGAGCGTTTGATAATAACATCTGAACATACGTCATTTTTTTCATTTATTTAATCTCTACGCAAACGGCCGACAATAAGACACGATTAATAAAAATGCTAATATACCAATCCATAACCAACCTTCCCAGTATTGTATCTGCGCTACACGCACTTTATCTCTTAATTTACAAAGACCGGCCGCTATTGTGTTAAGTATTCTCATAGTTTATCTATAATATCCTCTTCTATCATATCTGGGTTTTGATTTAATTCTGGTTTTCTTACGGTTACCTGAGCATAAACCTTTAATTCGTGTAAGTATGTCTTTAAGTCCTGTAAAGTTTAATTCACTGATATACATAGTTATCTATATTTATTGTGAGTAGTTTTTCTCATCTTTTGTAGTATCGGCCGCTTATATCGTCTTTCTACATAGCCGTCGGAGCGGGCGGTCTCAAAGGTTTTTTCAAATACTGTCATTTTATCTAATTCATTACAAGTTTGTCGACCTCGTATATATCTACGATACCTGGTTCGTCTTTTTCTTTATCTATAAATGTATCTATATCTTCTACTGGATATCCTTTTCTTAACGAATCTTTCATACACTTTAAATACATTATATGTTTTTTTGATGAACGATTTATTTGATGTCGTATTGTTGTTACCAAATATCGACCGGATATTGTAGGATCGTTATCTCTTTGTGTTTTTTCATCAAATGGTTCATAAGATGGCATTTCAAAAGAAATTAAATCACCTGCTTGTAAACCTGTAAATCCATTTAATACAAGTTCTATTTCAAAAGACGTAAGAGCTAAACGTTGTGATAATCTACGTTGTAATATATTTTTAATTGGCGGATGTTCTACTACGTTACCTGTTTCTGTATAATGAGTAGCAGAGGTATCAGGATGAATATAGAGTGTTGATTCAGCAAAATCAGCAAAAGACTTACCCTCTCGCACATAATTAGGTAATATGCCTTTATCTACTGTTTTTGTACCGTCTTTACTATTATCGGTATGTATTTGATTCTCGTATTCATTTAAATAATTAAAATCTGTTTCTACGAATGTCTTTGTTAATAAATCGTGTGTAATAAGTTTACTTGCATAAACACCATTTCTTAAATTTTTAAGTGTATCAAATTGACTTAAAATTTTATATTTAATTACCTGTTGCATTTCGTTTTTAATATCTTTTTCATGTGAGGCATCTGCAACATTTGAAGGTTTTGGTCTATAACGTGCTAATACTGGTCTTGCCGTATTTGCTTCAACAGCTAATAGACTGTCTATTGAACGATAATTAAAACCTAAACTTGTTTCATAAAAATAATAACCTGTACCATAATGTTTTTGACTTTCAGTGATAAGAGACAATTGGTCAATTAAATCAAATGGTCTAATTCTTGTAAAAACGTGCTTACGTAAACCAACAGATGGTTCAAATAAAAGAGCCTTTTTTGAGTTTAAAAATTCTGGTCGTTTTACAATATTTGACACCATAGTACTATAAGTTTCTGTATTTACACCATTGCAAGCAATTAATTCATTATCAATCATTTCTTTACTGCAAAAATGAACAAGATACATTTGTGAACGAGGCGATAATGATTCACGTTTTGTTATTTTATAAACGTACATTGGGTGACCAGTTTTAATTGTACAATCATAACCTTTTGATAGTGATGGCGTAAAAAATTTAAATTCTAATCTTTCATTTCCTGTCAAAGGTAATTTACCAATAATATTATTTGAATCTACAACTAATAAATTGCCTGATAATGTTTTATTAAAAATACTTTCATAGATATTCATATCTACAACTAGAGCGGTGATGTCCATTTTTACTGGTTCGCCACTGCCATCCATGCTACGATAAGATACAAAAATTAAGTTTGAAAGTACATATGCTCCAGGTTTATTTAAAACACTGCTATCAAGTGTATCGTAAATTGAAGCCATAATTAATTATTCTGATAATAAGTTTTCAAATTCTTCTAGTAATGCAGGTAAATATCCTGTATTTAATAATTTAATTTGTCTTTTTTGATCTTGTATTCTTTCTTCATACTCTCTATTGGTGACTGCAACAGCGCCTGCAACATTGCTATTAACCTCTATTTTATGTGAGTAATCTGATGGACCTTCGCCAGATGTTTTACCACTTGATTGTGTAATTTCGTAATGATGTATACCGTTTGGGTTTGTATATTTTTCATTCATATATTTTTCAAATTCATATGTTGTTAACGGCCAACCATAATAACGATCTGTAATATTATTTGTTAATAAGATCACCCAATGAAAGTAAGGCGAACCAAAATGTTTTAGTGATGTAATTTCAGGCGTCTCTCCTTCAGGTACATCATATAAATCATATAAACTTGCAACATCCATAATTTTTGTTCTCACTTTTACACGTGCTAGTAAGTCTGTAACTAGTTTTTCATTACCATCACCTTTTAAATCATAAAAACCTCTAGGAAAATATGAAAAGTACATTAAAATCCTTCGTTAATTGTGCCTTTAGTCATTATTTCTGTTTCAGCAAATTGTAGTGTCATTTTGGTATAAATTGGAGCAGCACCAATATCATCTCCTACAAATGTACTAAAAACATTTTCGTCACCGTGTTGTAAATCTAAAGACTTTAATACACATTTACTTATTTTAGGAATATATGTATTTGCTTTTTCCATATACATATAAGTTAATTGAAATTGTGATGGTACAATAAAATCGTTTTGAGGCGTTAAATCGGGGTGCATATGAAATTTTAATAAATTAATTATTTTTTGAGCTGAGTCTAATTCTCTTTTATTTTTAGGAGCAAATTCAAACGTATATTGGAATTCTCTCATTGGCACACCCTTAAATACCATTTCTAAATTATTATTAAAAGCCTTACCTGTTACTTTTTGTGCAGCAGCTTTTAAATCACCTGGACCAGGAGTTAACGCTGATGCTGCTGCTATAATTTCAGCACCAAATTTAGTACCAACTTCTCCTAACCTGGAAAGTAAATCGCCACTCGCTGCTCCTAATACATCAGCTAATGCTCCTAGTTCTGTACCTTCATGTTGAACGCTATAACTTGTTTTTATTCCTGGCGGTGTATATAAAACTATTGTATCTGCTACTTCTGTGTGCCTACTTTTTGTAAATCCTTGACTCGTTTCTTGTGGTATGACAAAAAATTTATTTTTTGCTAAATTGAATTGAGTATCAGTAACACGTTTGCTAATACCTGATTGTTGTAATCTACTATTTCTACCCGCTCTGCCTAATGCACCTGGAATATCTACATTTAATTGTTTGCTTGAACCTTTGAAATCTCGTGCTTTAACATTACCTGATGTTATGGTTCTTAAACAATCAATAAACAAATAATGGCCTGAACCTAAATTTTGTACATCTTCAGGATAATACACAACACCGTATTGAAAATTAGGTATTGTCATATGTTTTATAGGATTTACGTCATTTATTTCTAATGGAGATTTATTTAATATTTTTGCTGCGGCCGTATTTTGAGCTGCTAAATTTTTTGCCTTGCTCATTAAACCAGAGAGTACACCGCCAGCGAGACCACCAGCCATACCTAATATACCACCGCCTGTTAAGCCTGTGGTTAGATTACCCATATTTTTTTGAACAATACTTGCGACTTTTCCTAACACGATAAATACCTTTGTTAACTATATTTATATGATATGAGAGGCAGTTATAAAGGTTTATATAGACCATCTTACCCCAAAAAATACGTAGGCGATCCAACAAGAATTGTTTATCGTTCTTTATTAGAAAGACGTATGATGGTTTATTTAGATAAGAATGAAGATATTGAATATTGGAGTTCAGAAGAATTGCCAATTATATATCGTTCGCCAATAGATTATAGAATACACAGATACTTTCCTGATTTTATATTTAAGTTAAAAAAAGGTAAAAAGTTTATGGTAGAAGTTAAACCTTATAGACAATGTTTTCCACCAAAGAAGCCTAAAAAACAAAATAGGTCATATATGCGTGAACAATTAGAATATATTAAAAACAACGCTAAATGGGAAGCTGCAAAAATCTATTGTAAAGACAATGATTTAGAGTTTAAAATATTTACTGAAAAAGAGTTAGGTGTCGTTTTTTAACATAAATATATTAAATGGCAAGTATTTTAGATAGTCTTAAAAACAAGCAAGGTGACACTGTAAAATCGGCCTCTTGGTATAGAAATGCTATATCAGATTTAGGCGGTATATCAGCAAATAAATTAATGAGAGAAGGACGACTTACAGGTCGGCCAAATATTGGTTTATTAAATTTGTTTTTTTATGACCCAAAGTATAAAAAAACATTACCTTACTATGATACTTTTCCGCTTGTATTGCCATTAGAAACAATAAAAGGTGGTTTTAGTGGTTTAAATTTTCACTATTTAGCACCATTAGCAAGAATAAGATTATTAGAACAAATGCAAAGATTTTCTACAAATAACAAAAACAATACGACAACACGATTTGATGTAAGTTATTCACGTGTTAGAAACAATCCATTAGTTCGACCTACAATTAAAAAATATTTGTATAAACACGTTAGATCAGGTTTTTTAAGAATAGAATATGATAAAGCGGCAATTGCTTGTTATTTACCAGTTCAACAATTTCAAAAAAGTTCTGCAGCTTCTGTATATGCAGCTTCAAGGAGTTCTATCTAATGGCAATTTTAAGAGGCGGTGTTCGTATTGGTGGTTTTGATATACGATTAGGTTTACCACGTGATCGTTCATTAGATAACGTTGAAACTG